TCAAAGCTACAGGTCGCGGGGCTGCCACAGGTGCTAGAGCAACAGGCCGAGCCGCGGCAACTGGTGCTAAAGCTACTGGTCGAGCTGCAAAGAAAGCCGCTAAAGTCACAAAACGTGCCGCAAGAAAGGCTAAAGTTGGCTTGAAGAAAGCTGATCGTAAGTTGCTGAAGGCGCAAGGATTGAGCCGTCAAGGCGGTAAAGTCCGCAAGATCAAAGAGCCGAATCCATTTGGTAAAAATGCTGCTAAAGGATCGAAGCCCAAAGTCAAGTCCGGCAAAAAGAATCCTTTTGCGGGATCAGACAAGCCAAAGGCCAAGGGCAAACAACTGGATGAACACGTTAAGGCGCGATACAGATTAAACGAGCGCAAGGCTAGAAAAGCCAAAAAAGCACAACGCAAGGCTGCGGAACAGGACGCTCATGTAAAAGCTTACAAAGGGGATAAAATTAAAAAGGGTAAGCGTAAGGCAGATAAAGCGCGTAAAGATGCCGTAGCCGCAAACAAGCGAGCGGCTGAGAAGGCAAAAGCTTTGAGAGTTGAAAAGGGTTACGCGCAACAAAGAATTGACGCACAGAAAGCGTCAAGAGCGAGAAATCGACGACGCAGATCATGACCGATAGGCAACAACTGGATGAGTTCACTCGTAGAATTTGTCACGCAGTTGAGTATTCCGAACAGGAACTTGACTTGACTTTGGAGCAAATGATTGGTGTAATAGAAGTTGCCAAGCAAATGTTAGTCGATAAATTTTTACATGAACCTAGATGATTTAAAAGTCCTTGCAGCTTCGGTCTCAGGATTAGGAAACTGGTTACTTGAGATTGATATTATATTAAAAGCTGCAATTAGTTTAGTAACGCTATTGTATATTGCACTTAAAGTGCAGGAGCTACTGAGGAAAAGATAATGCTATCAGGAAAGAAAACATATATGACGGCAGTTGGCGGGATACTCGCGGCTGTGGGTGCTTATTTCTCCGGTGAAATGGAGATGGGCGTGATGATAAACTTGGTGATTACCTCGTTATTGGCAGTCTTTTTAAGGAAAGGCGTGAAGAGCGATACAAATGGGGGTAGTTAAACTATTGGCTACACTGTTCAAGGCCATACCGTCATTGGAACGGTTGGTCTATAAGCTTGCAGATGCCTTAAAGGAAGCTAATGCAAAGAATCGGCTGGAAGACAAGTTGGGTCATATTGATGCCCTTATTGATGGTGAGCGCGTGCAGCACACCACAATTGGAGGGGGTGAAGGAGTTAAGCCAACACCCGGAGTTTCAGAAGGCAAGGGAAATCGTCCCTGAGTTCACGAGGGCCGCGCTAAGAAAGGTAGCAAAACTGGAGTATGAAATTGAACGCCGGTGACAGGGATGAGTTGCAAGATAACTTGGATGAATTGCTGGGTGCTGTAAGGGAATTGAAGCATGAGTTGGACAGGGATAACCAAGAGATCGAGTCAGGCAATAAGCGCAATCGTAAAAAGAAGCACAACAGCGGTGTCGCCTATAACAAAAAGAACAAAGCCAACAATCGCCGCAATCACTAAACGATGAGTGCCGAGTACATAATTGACAGGTTTGGACGTAAGGTTGGACTTAATGCTGGTGACGCAAACCAACGCTACGTCATCCTCGACTTTCTGAACGAGGCCATGCAGTCAGTATATGAACACGTTGATATTCCCGGTTCTTTAGTTGAAGAGGAATTCTACGTTGCCGGTAAGCAGCGCATAGCGTTGAGTCGTGATGTTCACGCAATCCGTGCGATGCGAGAAAAAGAATCCAAGTTGACTTGGAGTATTAACAATCTCTTATCAGAATACAACCAGAACAACTGGAGAAGTGACAGCCGTTGTTGGCGTGTTGTTGGCTACGAACCACTCAAGAAATCCCTGTCTTCGGTAATCACAGGTACTCGCGGTAGTTCGGCAACTGGTCTGACAGTCCACTGGTTTGCTAACATTGCCGCAACTGAAAAGCTTGCGGTGACGTTTGAGACATCTGCTTCAGACAGGCAAACGCTTGAGGTGTGGCCAAACTACCCAAGCGCAGCAGCGGCCTACACAACTGCATCGTCACCGCACTCAATAGCACTCGCACTAGACAACAATCGTACCATCACATCTGTTGTGGGTATGAGACGGTTTGACACAAACAACGAACGGTTTGGTGGTTATACAGCTAATGACGGTGGGTTGGTCAGGTTGGTGGACACAGCCGACACATCAATCATCTACTCCGAGATACCACACGACGAGACAGAAGCTCAGTATATGATAGTGGACATCTCCGAGTTTCCTTGGGATGACACAGCAGCACAGGATGATTCGCACACTTTGCAAGTCTTGTACAAGAAGAAGTTGAAGCACATCAAAAACGACAACGATCCATTCCCGCTTTATGGTTTTGAGAACATCGTAATGCACAAGATGATGCAGTTGTTCATGGAAGAGCAGGGCAAGTTGCAGGAGGCGATGGTTTATGATGGAAAAGTGACACGCGATTTGGGCCGTAAGATAGCTGATCTTGAGCGTGGGCAGAAACGCATTATGCAATTCGGACGGCATGGACATGACAGCCTAACATTGGCAAGACGTTGGCATTATCACCGTGGCTGATTACTCACAACAGTCGTTTGTTGGCGGCATGAATATGTCGGTGGATGACACTCGGCTGGGCGAAGACGAATATAAATTTGCCAAGAACATTCGCAACCGTTTCGGCACACTTGAGGGGATTAAGAACGTCAACGACATCTCCAGCGATATAGGTGCGTTCACATCAAACCCACCAATTCAAGCAATCTATTCTATTGGCGAGTTCGTTTTTCTCTTTTTTGATGGTGGTTGTAAATATCGCAGACCACTAAACCCCGATAGTACTTGGGTTGTTCTTTATGGTGGTGGCACGATGGACAGGTCAGCGGAGATATTTGTGCAGGCTGTCCCGGCATCCACGCAGAACTTTCTACGAAAAGAAACACAAGTAGCAGGTGCATCACTTGAGTTGGATATGGAGACTTCTGTTCAGAAAACAGTTGCAGCTATTATCGTACAAGATGGTATAAACCAGCCAAAAATCATAGAAATTTCTGGTGGTGCAGCAACCGATAGATCGGCCAAGACTTACACTGAGTGGTCTGATGGAACCTATACATCCCGTGAATACATACCAATCGGTAAGCAAATGGCTTTCTTTAACAATAAGTTATTTATTGTTAGTCCTGACGGCACGGAGATTTATCATAGTGTAAGTGGTCGCCCAATGGATTTTGTTGTACCGATTACAACAGCGGGCAACAAGATAAACGCAGACGAGACAATTGGTGGCGCACCAGCAACTTCCTATACAGTTGGTTATAACACGATCACAGCTTTATCCGTGTTGAATAATGAGGCGCTTTTCGTCTCAACAGCAGGGGGAAGCTATGCTGTTTCATTAGACTACACCATGACTGTGTTTGCAGAGCCGATGTTTCAGAAGCAGTATTTGTTCACGGCCAACTCGATCAATCAGCATTCATTTGTTGATTTGTTGGGTGACTTTGCCTTCATTGATCCAGAAGGTTTGCGTTCGTTTAATGCTGTGATGCAGTCAAAGAATGAGGGACGTAACTCGATCTTCTCACTCAAGGTTGCTCGATTATTTAAAGGTGTTGTACAAGAATCCAAAAAATGTGCAGCCATTGTCTTCGATGACTACGCCCTGTTCGCTTGTAACACCATCTTTGGTCATGGCATCCTTGTCTTTGACACACTCACAAAACAGTTCGTAAGTTTCGATCAACTCACCGATGACAGCAACGCCAACATTGGGCCTGTCATAAACTTTGCCAAGATAGAGACAAACAACAAGCGTGAACTATTTGCAATCACCCATGGAACAACAACAAGCTCAGGCGAGCCATCTTATAAATGCGTCAAGTTATACGAAGGCACTAATTTCGCAACGGCATACGTCGAGACTAAAGCATTTTGCACCAACGATACCAGAGTCGAGCAGAAGCCACAGGAACTTCGCCTTCTATTTAGCAAAGTACAATCGGCTTCATCAGTCACAGCCACGCAGCGCGTGAATGACGAGACAACACCAGATACATCGGCTGGCTCGCAAGCCAAGACGTTAGCAGCACAGGCTACACCTATCACATTCCCCGTCACCCTAGCAACGGTGTGGAGTGGGCCGAAGCAGATACAAAATTTACTTTACAATTTTCAAGGCGGCCAACAGGGTTGGAAAGTGTCTTACGCATTGAAATGGACGAATGGAATTAACTTATCAAACATCCAACTTCAGACACAGGACATCACGCCTATGAATCCAATGTTATCACAAGCTTATGTCAGTTAATGTAGCTCACACAGATTTCACGGACGCAACTACGTTGTTTGCTGACCTTGCGGCAGCAAACGCCATGCTTGACGGTCTGACAGTACCAGACGCGACAACCAGCACGGATGGTGTTGCGAAGATGGCGGCACTTGTGGCAGACCCCTCTGGTAATAGTGCAACAAACAATCAAACGGCAATCATTGCCATCTTAACAAGCCTTAAAAACGCTGGCATCATGTCCAGTTCATAACATCATGGAAGAACTACTGGAAAAACTAAAAAATGCAATTATAGGCACAGGCAGCAAGTTGTTTAGTGGTCTAGTTGATGGGGTCAAAGGTACGTTTAGTGAAGACGGTATACTCTCCATGAAGAATATCGTTGATATAGGCATGCTTT